CAGAAAAATGTGTCAGAGTCACATTGTAAATTCTTGTCTCTGTGACATTTACAGTTGTTGTGACATCAACGCCTCCAAGAGATGATGTAATCGTATGCACTCCATATTCAACTGTTTCCGCCTCCCACTGAGTCGTTGACCCTGCGGCCTGAGTTGCAGGAATAACAGTGCCGCTTGGTGTTGTAACCGTAACAGTCGAGCCTGCATCTGATGATATCAAGAACATGGTTGACATACCGCCATCACGTCCATTTGTGACATCAAACGTGTAAGTATAACCGTCATCCATGGTGATTGTGTACGTGTCCACAAGACCTGCTGAGCTTGTTTTTGCAATATTGGCTATACCGTTGCCGTCCTCGCCGTTTGTGACTTCGAATGTAGTCTTGCGACCATCATCGAGCGTGATGGTATATGTATCAACAAGGCCTGTCGAGCCTGTTTTTTCGATTGAGAGTATACCTGCGCCGTCAACGCCTGTTTTGAGCAAGATTTTAACTTGAGATATTTGTCTTGAGTCCTGTAAGCTCATTTTTATCTCCTTTTTTACTGTTTTTTCAAAAATTAGTGACTTTTAGAAAAGGCAATTTGCCTCAATTGTAAAAACACCCTTCATGATAGTGTAGCGGTCTTGGCCTACTCCAATGCTGAAATCATAAAAATATAGACCTGCATCCACTTCCTGTGTATCTTGCGGAGCAATGCGCACCGTCAAAAGCCCTTCCGCCTGTTGAATGCCTGCATTGAGGCTTTTGTGAAAGATGCTGTCATTATCCTCATATTTTTTCTTGCAAATAAAGTCTGCACTATCTACAACTACAACATCACCATTTTGGTCAAGAATCTCAGCATTGAAAGCAACAGTGTCACCCTTGGTCATAGTGATCTGTTGGTACTGCATAGCTATGTTTGAGCGTGTCATTTCCATCATATCCACCTCGATGCACTTGCAATCTCAATTTTCGTGACATCACCGTCCCACGAAATCGTGTTTCGACCGACTTTAAGCTTTAAATTTTCATAATCGCCTGCAACAGACCTGTTCATAAGGTCATTGCCTCTGTATGCGTCCATTTTGATGCCATCCAAAGTGATATAACCTGCATCACCCAGAGCTATCTCGTAAAGGAGCACGCCGTTGATTGACAGGTTGATCTGTCCAGACCCATACAAAGTGATGACAGGCCTTGAGTATATGTTGCCCCTGTTGATCACATCACAACTGCTCAAGTCCTCGTTTAACATCTGGAGGTCAAGCGTGAAATCAAGCGCTGTGCCTGCCGTTACCGAAAACCAAGCATAATTAAATGTCTTAGCCTCTGAGAGAGTTGCTGACAGGTTAGCCTCGCCGCCCTCGGCAAGTGTCAGGTATGTTCCGCCAAATGAATCTGCGTCTGTTGGCACGTCTCCAATCACTCGGAGCTGACAAGCGCTTTCGCCTGTACCTGTAGTGACCGCCCTCAAGGTGTAGTCACCTGCGGCAAGAGCCATCTCGTCAATTGGGATGTATATCTCTGTTGCCCTTGTTGCTTGTCCAGAGAACGAGAACACGCCGCCCTGCACCGAGATATGAACGCCGTTGCGTGACACGGTGTAAGGCTTGACGCTCATTTCGTTTATGGAAAAAGAAAAATCATTATCAACTGCCGAGAATTTAAACGGCTGACAATGAAATTTGACCGTTGCCGTGCGGAATCTCACAAGCCTCTCAAAATCAATCTGTCCAATGATCTGATATTTATAATATTTGTCAGGCTCGTTGGAAAAAATGACCGTGCCCTCAGAGTCGAAATATTGGATCACCTCGTCAATATCAAAATCACCGAAAAGGCCGATTGTCATCGACTTGTCGTAGGCTGAGTAACCGAGATTTGTGACAATGTCACCGTCTCGTCCGTCAATCTCCTCGACGCTCGTGCGCATCATGGGCTTTGTGATCGGAGGCAAGGACGATATGAGCAGTCCTTTGATGGTCGTGCTTTTTACATCGTTCAAAATAACATAACTCATGTTTCTCTCCGTGATATAAATATTTTTCAAGCTTTAAAACACTTTGGTGCTGACCAACATGCAGTATTGGTCATTTTTTTCAGTATTTTGAGCTTTAAAACGCCACATTTTCTGCTCTTTCGGAAATTGTGGACGCATAGGAGCTGACCCATGCGCCCACGGAACGGAGGTAAATAAAAGTAGCAGAAACCTGAGCGATGTAGCTATTATGAATAGACAAGTTTTGTGACAACTTTGTCAACGAATCTGCCCATCTCCTCGTCATCCATCTCAACCTTGACCTGATTGAGTGCAACCTTGAACGCATCGACCATATCGTCAAAGGTGTTCGCCTCAGTCTGGGCGGATAAGCCCTGACCGCTTGGGAGTGAGCTGTTGATTGTTGATGTAACGCTTTTCATTTCGTTTGCAAAGCCGATGTTTAAGCCCTGTGCCATGTATGAGCCGATTCTTGCCCATACTTTTGATGGAGATTTGATCTCCATTTCGTCTTTGGCGGATTTGACAATCCTCTGCATCATCTCATCAACGGATTTTGTGATCTCACGCTCTTTTGACAAGAATCCATTTTTGAGACCGTTGGCAAAATTCTCACCAATCTGCTCAAATTGGATATTGAACTGCTTGAGAGCATTGAGGAGCGCTGTCACGATGGTGCTTGCGCTGTTGATGAGTGTTGCCTTGCCAGAGCCGAAACCGATATTTAATTGATTTACAAGCTGAACCCCTGCGAGTCTGAACTCGCCTGCTCTTGCCCTTATCTGTGTGAGCATTGCAGAGATAAGGGTTGATGCTGTGTTGATAAGAGTTGCCTTTGAGCTGTTGATTCCCTCATTCATGCTTGTCATGATCGTCTTGCCGACTTCTTTGAACTTAGCCCCAGACAATTTGAAAGCAGAAATAAGACTCTGAACCATCTGATTGACCATAGGCATGATCGTCTGACGGCTCTGAGTAAGGCCCTGACTAATCATCTTTGATATGTCCTGACCGATAGTGTTAAACTGCTTCGTGTTCTGGGTGAATGTCTTGGCAATCACTTCCACAAGCTGAGTTGCGGCATCCACGAGAGAGCTTTCGCCGCCGTTCATGCCTTTTGCAAGACTGTCAACAGTGTTGCTTGCAGTGTCTTGCATCTGAGCATTGACACTGTCCATCTCATCTGTAAAGCCCTCGCCAACACCTTCTGCAAGGAATTTACCAATTTTGTCTTTCATAACGGTTGACGGAGATGCAATGCCGAAAAATGACTTGATTCCGTCAAGGATATCCTCACCAAAGCCGCTTATCTTATCAAGAACCCAGTCTTTTGCGTTGCTTATGCCCTCCCAAAGACCCTCTATGAGTTGTTTGCCACAGTCTGCAATCTGAGGGATTGCCTCAGTAAAGCCTGTAACAATAGCCTCAATGATCTGTGGCAGGCTTGCAACGATGGTCTCGATAATAAGGGGCATATTTTCAATCAGAGCAACAAAAAGGTCAACTCCTGCCTGTATCAATAAAGGCAAGTTTTCCATAAGTGCTGAAATTATGCTGTTTATTAGCTCTGGAAGTGCTGAAACTATACTTTGAATTATGAGCGGCACATATTGCACAAGTGCCACAAGCAGGTCAACTCCTGCCTGCACCAAAAGAGGCAAAGAGCTCAAAAGTGAAGTGACAATGCTGTTCACTATGGTTGGAATCTGAGCAACCATCTGAGGAATTGCGGCTAACAGGCCGTTTGTCAGACCCAAAAGCAGTGAAATTCCTGCATTTAACAATGGCTCGATGTTAGAGGTCAGTGCTGTCACGATGGACGTGATGACCTCGGGGAGCATTGCCGTGAGCTCTGGGATTGCTTGATTAATACCTTCAATCAATTGGACAATCAAGGTTGCTCCAGTGCTCACGAGCTGAGGCGCAAGCGCCACAAGCTGTGAAATCACCTGCAAAACAAGCTGTGAAATGACAGGCATGATCTGAGGGAGCAAATTCAAAAGACTTGAGATTGCGCCGCTTATCGCTGTCATGATCACAGGCAGGTTGCTTTGTATAATAGGCACAATTGATTGCACGAGCTGTGGCAGTGCTGTCTGCAAGGCTGACGAAATTCCTGTGATAACAGTTGCTATTCTAGGAATTAATGTTCCAAGAACGCCGCCCTGACCGTCTGGAGTGACAAGTGTGCTCAGGAAATTGTTTGCAAGTGCCGCAAAGTTTGAGTTTTCGCTCGCCATTCCTGTGAGCATATTCTGCCATGCAGCTTTCATTGAGTTAGTTGAGCCCTCAATGGTTGAGCTTGCCTCTCGTGCCGTAGTGCCTGCGATGTTCATGTTTTCCTGCGTAATATGTATTGCCTCGATGATTTGGTCAAAGGAAACCTCATCAATCGTCTTTACGCTATCGCTGACAACGCCTGCATCTTTGACAAGTCGGAGCATCTCGGTCTTAGTCCCTCCATACCCGAGTTTTAAATTATCAAGCATGGCGTAGTTGCCCTTGGCGAAACCTGCATACGCATTTTGGATTGACTCAATTGACGTGCCGAACGTGTTTGCATTGTCGGACATATCTTTAATTGCAGTGTCCGCCACTTCCGCCGCTTTGACAGTATCATTGTCAAGACCTGCAATGAGTGATGCAGAGAATCCTGTGACCGTTTCCATGTATTCATTTGCGCTCATGCCTGCCGTCTGAAATGCCGAGTTAGCATTTTTCATGACGATCTCTGCGCCGTCATCCATCTCCTCGAGAGCTCTTGCAACTTCTTCCATCGACATGCCTGTCTCAAGCATACTCTGTTTAAGCGTCTCGGTCTGTTCTGGAGTCCTTGCAAAAAGCTTGTTGACACCGCCTTCAAGCTGTTCAAACTCGGCATAATTGTCAATTGCCTGCTTTCCAACGTCAACAAAAGCCTGACCAAGTTGCTTGAGCCCTTCCAAAGCACTGTTTATAGCTTCCGTGGCAAGGTTAGCAAGAACGCCCTTCATGACAGTGAAACCCTCAGAGGATTTTTCTGCCTTTTCTCCCATATTGTCGATTGCCTGAGCAGTCTCGTTGCACTTGGTCTCAGCGTTTGCCGTCTGGATGGCAAGATTGTCAAGCTGTTTGCCCTGTGCTTCAAGTGATTTGTCTGATTTTTCAACCTCTGTGGCAAGGTCGTTCACAACTTTGGCTTGATCTTCGTACTCTTTGGATGTTGTGCCAAGGTCTCGACCGATCGCCTCGAGGATGACCTTTTGCTTTTCATACTCAGCATGGAGCTCGCCATTTTCGTCTGATGCCTTTTGATAGGCGCTTGAGAGGTCGGAAAGCTGTTGTTTTAGAGATGTAAGCGCACTCTTTTGCTGTTCAAGTGCAGATTTTAACAGTTTTGCATCCGCTTCAAGCTGTTTCTCGGATTTATCACCAACGTCAAAAGCGCTCGAGGTTGCTTTCATCTCAGCGCTGACGAGTTTTAGGCTCTGAGTGATCTGAGATAAAGATTTCTTGTATTCGCTTGCGCCTGTGAGCTTGACCGCTCCACCGAATCCTGCCATGTTATCTCCTTAAAACCATTCCTCGTCCTGTTGCGCTTTCTTGTAGGCCTCATCATAGGTCATATTTTGATGAGCGAGGCGCATTTCAAGACTCCACATGGTCTTGTAATGTCCGTATAATTTGTTAAACATTGTCAGTGTGAGCCTGCCTGTCTCTTTGTAGCTCAAACCGAGTCTTGTTTTTCCTACAAAATAAAACCAAGAAAAATCAATGACAGGATTGATGTCATCTTGGATCACTCGTTTTTTTCTTCGCCTTTGGTTGACTCGTTGACGGTGTTGTTGAGCGTCTTGGTTGCTTCTGCAAGCCCAATTTCCGTGATCATTCGACCAACCTGCTTGAGGGTCATCGGCTTAATATCAGTGCCATTCTCCTCGTTGTCTATATCAATGCCCT